TCCCGAGGGTTATCGTACTTGTTCAACAGGTAAAGAACGTCTTTCGAAATTCTTTCTTTCAACCCCTTTATGCATGTCTCTCCAAATGAGGGTAGGTCAGTGTTTGCCGTCATGGCGAACAACTGCTTTTGCAGGAGAAACGAGAAGTCATTCAATTTGAATGCATGATACAGGAAAGCAAGAAGGTTGTCAACCTTAGATTCTAAAGCCGCGAACTGCCATTTCCACTTGCTCTTCCTGAACGATTGTACACCAGCCTTTGTCTTGCCGTTGTACGTAAAGAAATCGTAGCCAGTACCGGGTTTGAAGTGAAGAACCATAGCGTTGTACGTCTGGTATGCTTCAAATCCGATATCAGACATCGAAAATATTCACCAATTCCGTTTTTTCCTTTAGCATGTTGAGAGAGTACGCTTCGTACTTGATTGAGTCAACAACCTTCTTGTTTAAGTGGCGTACAACTTGCTCTACCTCTAGATCAGTTTCGTTCTCAGCAAACCAAGTAATGGTTTCAATATAAGTAGGTAGCTCAAGTTCTTTCTTCAATTTCTCTAAGTGTATACAGAACGAATTAGAATCCTTGAACCAGTTCTCAGCCATTCATTGCCTCTTTCTTTGTAAGTAAAGATTTTATCTTATCACATATTTGGCGAGAACGCAACCCTATTTTTCTTCTTTGCAGAAATCTTCACCAAGGTCTTGTCTGTAGTAACACAATGACTGTCTCAACTCTCTGATAAAGCGCAACAACTCGTTCATGTTCTCCATATGAGAAGAAAACTCGCCTTTCGTCGCACCTATCACTACTCGACCATCAACATCATATACCTGCCAGTCTACAGGAGACAGGCTAAGCGGCTGTGGAATCTCGGGATGCAATTGCGGGCCTTCCCCCTCTGAGGGTACGAAAGTGCTGGCACAGCCCGGCACAACCAGCACAACGACGGCGACAAGCGTCAAGAGTCTGGTGTGGAAACCTTTCAACATTTTTCATCGTCTCCTGACTCACATTCCATCTTGTTGCGAATCGTTTCCAGTTGAGAATTTATCTGGTCTTCGACCTTCTCTCTATTGTCAAGAATCTGTTGATCCGGCATCGACACAAATTCTTGAATCCGTTCGTCCATGCGAATGAAGTCCTTTCGGATAGTAGCGTATCTGCGTCGGACGGCCTGAATATCCTTCTTCTGTTGTTCCAGACCGTCTTTGATGCCTTTAATCTCTTCGCCTAGTCCGGTGTTGGTTGTTTCCAGACTATCGACGGTCTGCTTTTGCTTGCCGTAATCATACACGAAAAAAGCGGCGGCGAAAATAGCGATGGCTATAACCGCAATCTTGATGATCTTCGCATATCGCTTGAAGAAATTTAGGGCGGCGGAAATCACTTGACAAACACCATTGAGCCGTTTCTGTTGTTGCGTACCAACATGCGCTTGTTCTTGTAGTACATGTCTTTCATTTCCTTGCGCAAGCTCTCGTCTTCTACGTAGTTAGTCCAGCGTTTGAACGGGACTTTGCCGCGTACGAAGCCGTGGAACGTCTCGTCATCAACGTCAACCATGTCATGACCCATGAACTTAGATTTCTTGAACATAGGCTTGGCATCTGGGTTGGCTACCCCCGCTGTTGATGTTGATGCGCTGGCGCTCTCTTCGTTAAGATCGACCGATTCGACCACACCAAAGACTTCCTCGCGGTACTTCATAGCGTAGTCATAGACTTGAGCAAGCTCATAGCCATCGACGTTTCGATACGAGCGAGCGATTCTACTGGCGTAGTATTCGATTGCTTTTTTGAGTGTACCGCCGTTCTCTTTCTTCTTGCGATCAATCACGACGTACAACTTTTCAATCGCGTCTTGATAATCTTTGGAGTGAAGTATACGCGAGATCACTCCCGGCACACGATCCGTCCAATTCTTTTCATCGAGTTCTTCAACTGTTTGCACAAACTTCTTGAATGGTTTGGTCATTGTCTGTATTCCTTTGCTACTTTTCGATGGAAAACAATATCGTATTGCCCATCCCCGACAAGGGGAAGAGACAGAAAAAACAGGATGGAGTTCATTTTATGATAAAGACCGGGCTTGAGCTTCAACCCAATCATTTGGCTTGCCGCATGATGATCGAACACGTTGAATATCGAAATCGTGTTATTCACCAACAATTTGATGTTGCTCGAATCTCCCCTGTCTTCCCAACACATCATGCGCGTGAGCGTACCGATCTTTCTCAAATCAGACAAAAACTCGTCTTCTGTGAGGCAGAACATGTTGTCGTAGTAATGCGCTGCATATACCTGAAAGTTTTTGCTCGTCAACTCCATTGCCGGTTCTTACTCTTCGACTTTCTTCTTAGGCGGACGGCCTCTGCGGCGACCCGTAGGCTTCTTATCACTTGTTTTCTTCTTGGTCGTGCTCTGCTTTTGCTCTGTGGTGCTCTCAGCCTTAGTCTGATCAGACTTTTCTTCCTCTGAAGGGGGTTGCTCACCATCCTTCTTTTCATCGTCTTGTGAAGGCTCTGGGACGGTTTTGCTTTCTTCCGTTTCAACCGTTTGCAAAGATCGTTTCGCCTCTTCATTCAGTGCGGCAAGCCCGGTGTCCAAATCCTTTACCAGCTTCAGATATTCGCCGGTTTCTTTAACCATCCAACCACGGTTAGTCGCTACAACTTCTTTCTTGTGTTTTGGCACGCGTGCCCAGCTAGGCAAATTAGACATACTTTCTCCTTAGAATCTTGATGTATGACTTATTTACCAAACAAAAAAGCCCGCACTTAGGCGGGCTTTTGTGGAGTCGGGCGATCAGTCACCCATTACGGTTTCATACAGGTGACGATATTCCTCGAACTCGTCAACCTTTTCGTTAAAGGTCATTTCGAAACTGTCCTTTGCCATTTGTCGAATGGCCTTCTTTCGAATTTCCAAGTCTTCGGAGATAGCTTCAATAGCCTCTTTCTGATACTCCTTTTCTGACGACACTCGCATCATGGAGTTGACAATGCCTTTGACCACACCTTCAAGGCGCTCCCGGTCTTTCGGATTGGATGGCGGGTTTGCACTCTTCTCGTTTTCTTTCATGTAGTCTACCTCTCTACGTTATAAAAATGACCGGGCGATGGCCCGGCCAAACGACACCCCAAAGGAGGTTGGGATTTTAGAAATATGCGTAAACAACCGTGTTGTCTCCTGTTTCGCCCCCATTATTACATATGAGGGCATGTGTTGTCAAGGCTTATTTGAGGTAGCCCGGACCCGCCCAAGAGCAGTTACCGTACTCGCCTTCGAGAATGTTTCCTCGCGCACTGTTGCGGGTGGGAGTAGCAACCCCGGCAGGCTTCAGAATGTCGCCCTTCTTGAACTTCTTGTCGTCATCAGTTGCGACGATGAAGCTGTGAACGCTGCGGTTGCTCACGATCTTAACGTACTTTCGACCGGGGCGAACTTCGACGCTATCGGCGTACTCACGTACTCGCTTGTCAACCCAAGCTTCGTCATGACCGTGAAACTCGCGACCGCGCTCGGTCCACTTGCGATAGTCGGCAATCAGATAATCGATGTAAGCATTGATTTCGTTGTTCATAATCTATCTCCTTTCCTTAATTTCTGTAATCATTATACAAAAATTTGGAGGGGCTGTCAACCCCTCCCGATTACCGATATAGCGTGACGAAATCGCCAAAGTATTTGTCGAACGTTTCAACAAGGTTATCGTAGTCGCCCGATTTCATTTCTGCGCTCACCTCTTCGTAGTCTAGGTCGAGTTGGCGACATAGACCCTTGGCTTGACCCAGAAGCGCAAACGCATTTCCGTCAGGCCCGGTCAAATCGATTACGTACCCGTTGTCCATTTCTTCGATGCTCTTGATAGCCATGATCCAATTCCTCACATCGTCAGCGCGAGGCCGGTCGTGTCCTCGAAGATTTCGCGAACCATGTCAACATAGACACCTTCGACTTCTTTCTTGACCGTGTATTTGTGGCCCCAGATGCGACCGAACTCTACGTCAAACAGGTCTAGGCCAGCGTTGTAACGGATTTTGAAGTAGTTGATACCGTCATGGGCCTTGGCTTTGAACTTGAAGCTGAAGAACGGGTTGTCCGTCTCCATGTCGCCTTTGGCAAAGTTCTTGGCTCCGATCATCAAGGCCAGACGACGAGTCCCGCCCATGATGGCTACCATGTTCTTGACTGTTTCTTCGTTAAAATCGCTCATGATCTAATCTCCTTTCTCAATGTCTGTACACAGTATAACAAAAGGGGCTTACTTTAGCAAGCCCCTTTTCGTCACGCTTCGTCACCAAACACGTCTTCATATGCGTTGTAGCGTTTGGCATCGTCTGCGTTCAAGTAGTTGCAGACAAGAAGCTCTTTCGCATCAATCGGTGCTTCGCCCGCCCAAACCGCATCAGGACAAACGATCTTCACGTTCTCGTAGTTGCGGAAGTGCAAACGCTCGTCTTCACGGTTGTTCTCGCGAACGATCACAGTAAACACTTTTTCAACATTCGGGTCGTTGGCACACATAACAAAATCTCCTTTCTCAATTTCTGGGTTCATTATAACCAAATTTTGAGAACGTGTCAACCCTTATCGCTTAGAATTTTCGGCCTCTTCGATTCCGTCCTTGTTTTTCTCGTACCAACGTACCAGTTTTTTCGCCGCGCCTTCAATCGTCTTGTCACTGATCTTGCGATACTCGACACCGTATTGCTTCAGTTCAAATCCCATTGTCACGTTCTCGAACGATACCTTGGGTAGATCAACGATATTGCCGCTGTTGTCGTTCAAGTGCATCATAAGCATGATAAGCGACGGCGAGTTGTGTGGCGTAACCTTTGTTCCCTTGCCATACGTAACGACTTGGATTGTTTGTCCAAAAAGCTTGGACAAACTGACTTTGACCTCGTGATTAGGCAGAATCTTTTCGATCTTGCTTTGCAGGTCTTGCGCTACCTTTGGTGCTTTCTCTTGAATGTCCTCGGGCGTAACTGCCTCAAAACAAAATTCTGAAAACTCTTTGATTGACATGCTTACCTCTGATTTATTTGTGTTCATATATTTAGTCCCAATCAATTTCGGACGGGTCTTTCTTCTTCGGCAGGCGCTTACCCACGTCTTGGTTGATATCCTCGACCGTCTTCGCGTCCCCACCGTCGCTAGCATCATAATAGCGCATCTTGTTGAAGTCAATTCCCACGACTTGCGGCTTGACCTTAGTCTTGTTGCCCCATCGGGTTTTCAACAGATGGAATACCTGTCGATTGTTCTCTTGCAACACTTCGTTAGTCGTGATCGCCATCATGAAGTCAGCAGTTTGCGGCAGGCCAATAGACTCTGATGTTGCAGTCAGGTCAGGGCTGTCTTCGTTAGCCGCTCCACGGTTGGTCTGTGTAGCGCTAAAGACCGGAACCTCAAATTCTACACCAAGACCGCGTAGCTCTTCGGCAATGGCCTTGACATAGGAATAGGAGTTGACGCCAGACATGCTAGTGTAGCGACTTGATGCACAGATGTTGACGTAATCCACAAACACAATATCTGCATTGAATTTCTTCTTTTGCTTCAACTCCTTTAGCAAGTGTCGGAAGTGCCCCGCGTGTGCGCCCGAAGTCGGATACTCCTTGACGAAGAGTTTGCCGTTAGTCTTGCTCTTCAGGTTATCGACCTTGGACATGAACTCGTCTTTGCTCATGTTCTTCAAGTCGTCGGTTGTCGTGTTGTACAGATTGGCTTCCACGCGCTCGTACACGACTTCTTCGGCCATTTCCATGCTAATGTAAAGCACGTTCTTGCCTTGCTTCATCAACTCGCCTGCTAGATAGCACATGAGAGAAGACTTGCCCACGTTGGTGAATGCCAAGGCAATGCTCAGGCTTTTCTTCTTTAGCCCACCGTTTGTCAGGCGTTGAAGCGCAGACAGTGGCAGGGCTAGGCGCTCGTCCTCACTCGTGTACAGGTTGTAGCGTGCTTCCGCATCGTCAAAGAATTCCATGCCGATCGACGTGTCGAAACTCACGCTCAACGCGCTGTCCAACAGGTCAGGGATAGCATGTTTGTCCATCCCATTTTCATCGCCTTCCAGAATGTTGATAGACGAATAGATCGCGTTGTAAACTGCCTTGTCCTTGCAGTATTCTTCCGTCTCGTCTATCAGCCAATCTAGGTCAGGCATTTCGTCCTTGCCCTTGCTAGCCTCTTCAACGATCTCCACAATATCTTCATACTCGGTGTCACCGATTGGAGATTTTTGAAGACTGATCGCAATCGCTTCTAGCTTAGGCGGATTGTTGTACTTGTCATAAAGATGCTTGTATGTTTTGAAAAGGGTCTTGTACCCACCATCAAAGAAAGATGCGTCGAGGAACGGGTACACCTTGCGAGAGTATTGTTCTGAAAACAATAGCCCTTTGAAGATAGATGTTTCGATGTTCTGCATTCGTAATGCCTTGTTAAAAACCTTGAATATTACCAAAAAAGCGAGAGAGCGTCAACCCCCTCGCTTAGACCGAAGCGCCTAGACCTAGCTAGGTTTCACTTCGCCAGTTTCGGCATCAAGTTCTTCCCCTTCGTTCAGCATTTCGGAAAGATTGTCATCGAACAAACCACCGCTGTTGAGCGAGTACAGGTTAGTTACCGCCTTTAGGAAGCTTTCGTCTTTGAGCAACGGTTCCCAAAATGCGCCACAACTGCTTTCCGCCCGTCTCCAACTCTTGTCATCTTCTACGCTCGGGCGCGTGAACCAGCCTTGCTTGGGTTTCTCCACATGCCCGGTGATCAACGCAATGTCTAGCAGGCCGGAATACTTGTCGATCCCTTCATCAAATCGGACTTCGAACGGGATAGCAGATTTTTCCTTGATGAACCTAGACTTTTCGGTGTTCATGATGAACGTATGACCGGCCAAATCCTTTGCGTCCTTACCCTTGATCTTGCGCTTGCCAATGATGAAAATGTTGTCTGCGCTGTAGATACCGCCTGTACCGCCACCGACTACATCACCACCGTACATGTCCATCGTCTGGTACACGTGGTTGATCGCAACTAGCGGAATGTATTTAGTCGCGAGATAGGGTGTGACCATGCGCCACAAAGACTTGAGTTGCTTCGCCCGGCTCATGTCCGCTACCGACTTCTCGTCCTTGGCGTCATCAATCTCTTTCTTCGACGCGAGGTTACCAACGGAGTCAATGAACACCATTGCGTGATCTGCCCGACCGATTTCTTCAAGCTGTTGAATGATATCGAACTTCAGTTCTTCGATATTCTTTACCGGCAAGTGAATAACTCGGTCGGTGTCAATCCCCATGCTCTTGAGATAGTCATCGGTAATACCGAACTCCGAATCATAGAAGATTACCAAACCATCTTCGTACTTGCGTTGATACGCGGCACACATCATAAGGCCAAGCAATGACTTGAATGATTTTGACTTGCCCGCTAGCATGGTCATTCCTGAAGTGAAGCCGCCCATCAGATTTCCAGACATGGCGAGGTTCAGGCTATACACGGGTGTGCTGATCATGTCCTTCTCTGACGAGAGAAAGTCTGATCCAGAAAGGACGGACGCGCCCTCAATTTTAGATTTTTTCAAAAGTCTATCAGCTAGTGACATTCGATACCCCTTAGTGAATTGTGTTCGTCGTGTGGTTGAGCACATCGCTAAAATTGCCAAACCCATTCTCTTCGAATGTTTTGACCATAAGCTCCATAACCTGTCTGTAATACAGCAGGCCAGACGAATCCATAAAGTCATACAGGGCGTCGATCTTGTCACTTAGCTCGCGATTCTCGGTCACGATCTCTGCCAAGACGTGATCGACAATATCAAGTCGTTCCTCGGCAGAGTAGTATTTCCGATCGACAAGGTAGGAGAACGCTTCATCAACGTTCTTGTTTTCAATCGACACATCGTAGATAGGTTCTATGTCTTCGAACCCCTCTACCGGGATGGTCTTGTGTTCAATCAAATCCTTGATGTGCTGTTTAAGTTCGGCTGATTCGTCTTGCTCGTAGTCGATATAGTATACCGGGAGCTTGCAGTAGTAGAACGAATCTTCGACGTATTGTACATGAACGTCTTTGTTTGTCAAGCCGGTTACAAATTCTTTGAATCTTCCGTTGTCGTACTCTAGTTCGTCATCGATACTGACCTTGATGTTAAGTCTTGTTGTGGTCATATATGCTGTTGAGACTCCCTGTGGTTCGCTCTAAGAGCTTTAATTTATGTTCGAAGGCCAGCACACTAGAACAGTGTGTTGACATCTTCTCGGTGCCATCCAACCGCGTCTAGAAAGATTTGCAACGGCTGCACAAACGCTTTTTCAAACATCAGGTCATAATTTACGTAAGGCTCTAGCTCAAATTCCTTCGGCATGAACGTGTCAAAGGCCACCACCGTATTTCTAGTCGGGTTGGGCATGTTTAGCTCCACGTACTTGATCTTGTCGCCGCTCACGATCTTGGGCACGCGTTTAGCACCAACGTCGTCCACCATTTTGTTATGTATGATGGACGCCTTGACATGCATGGGCGTACCGCTCTTGTACAGGTTGATATCGTGTTCCCATTTCTCGATATCGTTTACGTTCTTAACCAGTGCAATGTCATTTACGTTCAGGCCGTAAAAATACTTTTCGGTATCACTCACGATCTGATGTACGTCGCTTTCCTCGCCTGTAAGCGCTGCCGTATAGCAAGAGACAAGCGCTTCTTTACTGAAGTCTGGCATACCACCCTTGACTGACTCCATACCCATGATCTTGATCTTGGGTTCTTCCGGCTTGTATCTCGTTCCTTCGTTGTCCAGTACCGCCATGACGTACTTTTTCTTAGCCACGAAAACAGCACGCTTGGCAATGGTTTCGCGCTCCCAAATCATCTTCTGCTCATACGCACGCGTGTAGTCGCTCAAGTGCTGGCATCTGTCCACGATCTCGGGCGACACCACCTCTTCACATAACTGGTCGCACATGTCAACTGCTTGCGTGTCGGTAATGTCGGACGGCAGGCTCTTAACGAATTTGTCGATTGTGAAATAGCCGCTATCCGTGTCACTGTATACCCACGTGTCGTCATCGGTTGATAACACGCGCTTCATGAATTCGTTGACATGTGAGCACGTCCACTTGTTCACAAGCTGACCCGTAAGCGTAATTGCTTCTGCATTCTCGACCTTATAGTACAGGAAGTATTTGTTGCCTAGCGCACCGTAGCCGCCGTTGAGCAAGATTTTCAGCCCCATTTGCATGTTGTTGCTCTTGGACTTCATATCCCCGTACTTGCGCTTTTCCTCCGGCGTTTGCGCGTCAACAATATGCTGCTCGGCCTCAAGCATCTTCTTTTTGAAAACCTTGCGCTGTACGTATAGCTCACGCTTGATCTCGGAGAAGAACGACATGCGATCCTTGCGATAGAATTCGAAGTTGGCCGTCATGGTAAGACCATACTTGTCCAACGGGCTTAGATCGATGTTCTCGTTTAGCAGGTCGGTAAACGTGTGGTCTTCCTTGATCTTCAATAGCTCTGGTGGCAATTTGTCTTCGGACACAAGCGTTTCCGGCCCGATGTTGTACTGCATTTCAATATGCGGATACAATGACGCGAGGTCGAAACTCACAATCCAATCATAGAATCCGGGCGCGGGTTGCTTGACGAACGCACCTTCAAACTCTCGGTCTTCCGTGATTTCCTCGCGCTTGGACAAAGGCGCGACT